GGGCGACTGGCACGACCACCAAACGTCTTCAGTCGGGCACCAGATGGGCGTACCTTGGACACATCCCACGAAGGGATCTTACCGGCCCACAACAAGGCCAACAACTCACGGAAGGCAGAGGCCCAACCGATCTTGCTGTCACCCACTACGATGGTTGTGTCAGTCTTGTGAAAGCTATCTGCTACAACGGGCAGCTTGTTGGTGTACTTGGATTCAACAGAGAACCCAACACCTGTACCACACATCAAGATGTACAAGATCTCGTCAAAGTCACGGACAGATTCTACTGTGGTGTAAGAACAGTTGAATGCAGCTACCTCGTCACGATCAAGAGCCTTGCCTGCTGTCATCAACGTGCGCATGGAAGGCATAACTTCAAGGTTCAGGATGGCTTCACGCAGTTCTTGTAACGTAGAAGGGTTTACTTTGGTTGGGAAACGTCCCTTCCAGAAGTTGATAAGGCGATCCACTGTTTCTTCCCAAGTCTCACGGCGACCAAGGGTGTCGTTGAATCGGGAGTAGCGGGACAGATGAATGTACTTCTGAAAATCGGTAGGTAGTTTGTGTGTCATAATGATAACAGTTATCTCCGTGTAGTTTGTGAAAGAAAAATCCCCACCGAAGTGAGGATTTATTGTTGTTGGACTATCAGTGTATCAGGTTTACAGGTACCTGTCAAGAAGATAATCAAGACTGAAAAAGGCTGGCTCGGCTGACCCGTCCTCTACTTCGTGCAGCATTGTAAGGCCAGACCACCAAGCGTGAGAAGATCCTTTGGCGTAGCTGTGATCTCCTTCATCGTAGCAACCAAGCACCAGACCGAATCGTTTACGGCCAGTGATGTCAGTTGTCTCCCAGTAGTTACGAAGGTGAGAGTGACCTGCCACACAACTCATGTAGTTCTTCTTGACCAGATGAGCAGCAGCGTAATCACCACTGATCGGCCTACCCATCAACCCACTGGTGAAGTAGTGCTGAAAGCAGATGTTGTGCAGCTTCAAAGGTTGAAGGAACGGTGTCACCTGCCAACCAAACTCTTCGTAACGCAGGTCGTGGAAACCAACGTGGTCAATCAACTCAGGGTTCTGGTTAGCGTACCTAATGATACGTTCTTCGTGATTACCCATTACCATGTGGAACTCTGGATTCCACCGCTTCTTTTTGTTGGTCGTCAACCTTTGCTGTTCCTCTCTGACTGGTGAGAAGATACGTTGCTGTGCATCCCACACTGATTGAAGGTCTTCGTGGTATCGCTTACCTTCTGCCTTTCCAGTTCCTTTGTCGTATGAAGACAAGCTACCCATATCAGCAAAATCCCCAATGCACACCACAATGTCAGGTCGTTTGTCCACAATAAAATTGCCAAGAGCAGTGAACCTCCGATTGCTAACATCAGGTCTAGCATGAGGATCACCGATGCAAAGAATCTTTGGTCGTTTCGCATTTTGATTACTCTTTCCCATCAAGTATGTCCTTAATTGATAACCACTCAAACCCGTTCTTCTCTGCCCACTGTGCATACGATTGCGAGTTAGGTGCTTTTGTTAGTTTGTTGTACGGTGCTTGGAACACAAGAACAATCCGTTGATCTGGATACGCCCTACGCACAGCCAACATCTTCTTCCTGTCAACAGCCGTGAACCTTCCCTTTGTTTCGTACCAAGTCTTACCGTCTGGTGTAACGAAGTCAGGTGTGTACTTCCTTTCTTCCTCTACCTTGTACACAAAAGCCTTTGGTTCGTACAAAAGGTGTGGCCGTAGCTCTTGGAATCGCTGCTCAAAACCGGATCGAAACCCGGCTTGAACAGCTTTCCGTCTGGTGTGAGACAGCTTAGGCCTCGCCATTGTCATCACCAAAGTCAAGGCTAAGTTGAATGTTGTTTTCTTTCAACAAATCTTGAGCTACCTCAAACAAAGCAGAAGCAACAGCCATAAGTGTAGATGCCTCTACCTTACGGGCGAAGTCAAGGTGACTTTCGTTAGGGTTCTGTTGGTACAGCGAATGGATAAGTTCATCTGACAACATGGTTGTCTCCTTTTAAAAATGTGATTAGTTGATCTCGTCAACAAGACCAGCTTCAAGGGCACCTTCAGCATCAAACCAGATGTCTCGGCGTTGTTTGAAGAAGTCATCCCAGATCTTTCGATCCTTTCCTGTACGCTGGACAAGGATTTTGATGATGGTTTCTTCAAATCGTTTGACCAGTTCAACTGTATCTTCCACTTCAAACGCACTGCCTACTGCACCAAAGGCTGCTCGGTGTAGCATGATGAAAGATGTTGGGCCGATCTCTCGTTTGTCAGCAGCTTGCAACAAAATAGCTGCCATTGAACAAGCGTTACCACGTACACGGATAGTCAAGTGGTGTCCGTCACGGCGTAGCTTGGTAAGCTCATCGAACAGAGCAAACCCTTCTACAATCTCACCACCGGGACTGTTCAACTCAAGAGTCAAAGGTTGTCCGGGATTCATGCGTGACCACCTGCGAAACGTAGCAGTGTAGTTACAACGAGATACATCGGTTACTGGTTCGTCAAAGACAAGGTAGTTATTCTTGAAGTCAACAGACCCACCGAAGTCGTAGTTGTACTTTTCCTTCTTCAACTCAAGCTGGCTCAACTCGTGTTCAACTACGTTGAGTGCAGCCTCGGTGTTCTCGGTCAGTACCTTGGCTTGGTTCAGTTCGATCTCTGACTTTTCTTTTAGTGACAGTGGCATAATTACTCCTGTAAGTGTTTACGGAAACCTTCGATTGTCCACAAAGGCTCTTTCTTATTTCTCTTGATCCACAAGAGCTGGCCTTGTTCTTCAACGTATTCTTTATTGTACCCTTTTTCTTCGTACAATGCAAGTGCTGATTCAAAGAAAGACCAGTTGTATTCGGCAGGTGTTGTAAGAGCAGAAGTCAACTCACTGGCTTCTTTGTACAACTTCTCAGCACCCTTCCAACCCATGCCCTTCATGCCGGGGATGTTGTCGGTTGTGTCACCAGTGAGAAGCTGCATGATGAAGAACCTGTCACCATCTGCTTTATTGACCTTGTACTTCTTACCAAGGTTCCAGTCGTAGTGAAGACCGGGTACTTGGTTCAAGTCTTTGTCAATGGTACAGATGACGTTGTGTGTATCTTGTGTGGCAAGAATACCCATCATGTCGTCTGCTTCCATACCGTCTACAACTTCAGCACCTACCTTGTTCAAGTACCAATCCTTTACCAAAGCGTAATGCACTGGCTTGTCTTGGGTACGGTTGCCTTTGTACGGTTTGGTTACAGCCACTTGCTCCCTGTAGTTACCTTCACCTGTCAGGTACGCTTGATACTCTGTTGTACCTAGCTCGTTCAAGATAGCTTCGAAGTTGTTACGAGCAATGGACAAAGCTGCTGACTCAGGAAGTACATCCAACCAAGGTGTGATCTCACACTCCTTTTTGTCCACACCTTCAACCTTCAGGTACTCATCCCTGTCCTTTGCGTCCATGAAAGTCAGCACAGCAGTAGAACCCGGCAGGGTTACATCGTACCGGGTCTTCTGTGCACCGAACGCACTGGCATACACCAGCACGTCACAGTCAATGATTGCAGTAAGCATCACAGCCCCTCTTCACGTTCGATTGAATCTGGTTCCCAGTAGTCATCATCAGGCTTGGTAATACCAAGACGATCAGCGTATATCTGTGCTTGTGCTTGGTTAAGTCGGGCTTGATAGGCCAACACTTCCATGTCCTTTGTCATGGCTGCTACCTGTGCAGTCAACTCTTGCACTTGTTTGTACATCTTGAAGTTGTCAGATTCCAACGAATCAAGATACTCTTGTCCCACCTCAACAACTGCTTGCTCTTTCATCTTACCCATCTCACACCTCGTCATCATTTTGAAACAGTTGGATGTACAACGGCTTGGCTACACCATCTACAATCTCCATACACACCAACAAATCTTTTCGTGCTTGTTGGCAAATCGGTATCTCTACATTATCAGGTACGTTGTCTACTGTCAACACTTGCTTAGTGCCATCAGCCATCAACACAGGAACTTCCACTGTTCGGGCCATAGCATTACCTACGTAACCAAACATAAACAAAGCAAACACAACGAACACAACACGCAAAACTATCCGGGCTATGGTATCCATAAAGCCTCCAAAAAAGAAAAAAGCCCGTAGGTTTAAAGTACGGGCTAAAAAGGTTACACACTTAAAAGGGAGAATTACTAACTTACTACTTGCGCCACAACTTCAGCAAACAAACACACTACAGAACCAAACACAAACAAAGGAACCAAGTACAACTGCTGGAACCTGTCGATCTTATCGGGGTACAGATCAAACACTTGTGCTACACGAGACACCACAGCACAGAACGTGATGGCTACAAGAGAAAGCAAGAACAACAAAATAAAAGTAGACATGGTTAAATCCTTTGGTGATAACAGTTATCAGAATGGAACATCATCATCGAAGTCAGCAACAGACAGAACTTTCTTTTCTTCTTGTGGTTCTGGCTCTTCCTCTGGCTCTGGTGGTTGAGGTTCAGGGGGAAGTGTTGGCTTCTTCTTTGGTGCTGCCTTTGGCTTGTCTTCTTGCACACCGTAAGAACCATCCATGATAGACACGAAGTTATCTTCCAAGTGCTTTGACAGACGCAAGATAGAGATGGCCTTGGCTTCAAGAACAGAAGCAGTGATAGGCTTACCATCTGCCACTGCCAGTTGCACAGCGTTGTTGATAGCGTGACCTACTTTGATACCGGCTTCGTAAGGTGCCTTGGTACCACCAGTTGAACCACCACTTGCAGGTTTAGCTGCTGGTGCTTGCGACTTAGCTTGGGGCTTGGCTTGTTGTTGCGCTTGACCTGTACCCTTTGCAACGAGCTTGATGCCTGACGACTTGGCGTTGAAGTACGTCTTGCCGTTGTACTCTGTCTCATCGTAGAAGAACTCAATCTCGTCACCCTCTGCCAACTTAACGTAGTCAGCACCTTTCTTGATGTTGATGGTATCGCCTTTGGATTTACCAAGGCCAAACCAACGATCATCATTCTCAAGTTTGAACGACTTGAGCATGGTGTTGCCGTAGTTATCCGGTGTGGTTTCTTTGATGTTGATACGGGCAATAATGCCTGAAGCTGCTGCCATGTTTGTATTCTCCTTGGTTTAAATTAACTCTTGAATTTCAAGTGCGATCTGTTCGTAAGCTAACGGGTCAAGATCAACCTCGTTATCCCCAAACAGTACCTTTGTTACAACTACTTCTCCATTAACTACATTGTACATTGTTGTAACCTCAATGTCAATGTCGGCACCGTTAAAAATAAATGTGCCCGGTAAAACTATCTTGTTCATATCCTCTCCATCAGTGGCACTCAGCCCAGTTGTTACCAATCATGTACTCACCAGACAAAGGACAGTTGACTTTGAGATACCTACCTGCCCATGCACAAGCCTGTTGGAACGTAAGCCCTACAGTCTCACCGCACTCAGGTGTTGTCTCAGCTTGCACCTCGTCGTGGAATGTACCCAACAACTTGAACGGTACCTTATTCTTGACGAGAACCTGTGCCCACTTGACCAACGCTACCTTGACTGCAATAGAACCTGCTGATTGTAACAACGAGTTCAACGCTGCATGTTCGTGACGGACGTAGATCTTACGACCATCCAAACCTTTGAGCCAACCTTTCTTTGAAGCTGTCTGTACTCTTTCAATAAGTGTAGCGTACTTAGGCAAACCTGTCAAGAACTTACGGCGTAACCGTTTACCCGTGTTGGCATCACCATCAATGATAGAGCCTAGCTTCTCATCACCTGCGCCGTAGAGTAGGGCGTAGATAAATGTCTTCGCTACATCACGGCCAGATGTCTCCTTACCACCGAACACGTACTGCTTCTTGGGTTCCAGACCAATCAGCTTACAGTTGATAGAGTGAACGTCTGTCTCATCAGAGGACTTTCCGTTGACAATGGCATCGGTGTACGCTGCATCTCCCATGTAGTGAGCAAGCATACGGAGTTCGAGTCCAGAGGCATCGGCTCCAACTTGCACTCTACCGTGAGGTACGGTAAACAAGGCCCTGAGTTCTTTACCATACGCAGAAGTGACTCTAGGTACGTTGACCACTGTACGGTGACGCATTCGTGCAGTTGGTGTAGCGTTTGGAAATGCTCCGGCCTCAATCCTCCCATCAGTTCTAACTTTACCAATCCAGCCTCCTACTTGTGAACGGCGAGTGACCATAACAAATCGGTCAACAAGAGTTTGTCCTGTCTCACCCATCTTACCCACAATGGAATCTTCCGTGAACCGTGGGTTGCCTTTCTCGGTGTACTCGGTAGGTTTCCATCCGTACTTCATCAACAGTTCGATCATCTGCTGTCGGCTACCAAGGTCAGGGTACACTACCTCAACAGGAAAGAACGGGCCACCAATGATGTCAGGTTGATAACCGTTATCATCACACCACTTCTGTGCAACAAGGCTTGGCTTGCCTGTAGCAGTGAACGGTACGATAGGTGTCTTCCTGTCACCCTTCTTGCAGATCTTTGGTGTGATCAGCTTTGACAACTTCTCGTCTGCTTGAACGATTAAGTCGGACATCTTCTTGACAAACTGTTGAGCAGCAGGTACATCGAACACCCAACCACAACGCTCTTGCCAAGCAATGACACGAGCAACTTGGTGTTCAAGAGCAATGGACTGTTGCCAGTCGTGATCTCCTGCTTCACGCCACAGCATGTCGAAGATACACGCAAGGGCTTCACTGTCTTGAATACAATACTCACCCATGTCATCGTTGTACTCTTCCCAACCACCGTTGTAATCACCCTTCCACGAGCCAGCTTGTTTGGATAGGTTATCCAACGAGTGACCACCTTCACGTTCAGGACTGAACAAACAAGACAACACGAGTGTGTCAATGCACTTGGGTGCAAGGTTTACACCATGTAGCTTTTGGATAACAGGACAGTCAAACCCAAGACCGTTGTGAGCACACACACGCTTTGCTTTGGTAAGGATGTCAACAGCTTTAGCAACACCATCAGTGCCAACGTAAAGCTGTGTTGGCCCACGGCCTACCTTGATAGAAACACAGTGAATGGTGTGTGTCTCGTACAAGAATCCGTTTGTTTCCAAGTCAAAGAAGTGTATGTCACTTCCGAACCTGAAGTCGTTTATGTTTTGCATTATCAAAGTTCTCCGTCATCTGGGTCTTCCGGTAGTTCAGCAGGGACAAGAGACATGGACTGGCGATCCCAGTACAGCGCATCAGCCATACCTGTATCACCTGTCTCACGACATTTGAGTACGTGCAGTTGAGACACGTTCTTGATGTACTCGTCAGGGTGTTGCTTGTTACGGCTAACCCCAATGATGTCAAACGCAATCTGCTTCAGTGAACCACTGCCTTTCAGGTCGTCTTCACTAGGTACTGCACCTTGCTCAAACCCCTTGCCACCGGAGGGTGCCTTGCGTAAGTGAGAGATGATACACAAGTGTGCCTTGGTCTTCTCTACGAACTCAAGGAACTCGTTCATCATCCTGTCTTGATCTGCAAGGCCACCTCCATCACCAAATTCTGACACAGCAAGTGTGATGTGGTCAAGGAAAATAACTTGAGCACCCATCGAATAGTGCAAATATTCGAACTTACCAATCAGAGATTGTCCACGAGTGAACTGATTCCTGTGGTCAACAGTGAAGATACGTTGTGTACCATACGTCTCTTCGTACACCTGTCGCTTGTACTCTGGTGTCATCTGTGACAAAGGCATACGTCCGTGGAACTGCATCAACCCACGCCATGTCTTCTCTGGTGACTCTTCCAACTCAACCTCACCGATCACGTTGTCCGTGTTTGTGAGTACGTGTTGTTTCAACCGGCGAATGTAGCTGGTCTTACCAACAGATGTACCGGCACACCACAGGCTGATCTCACCTTCACGCATACCTTCCATCCGTTCGTTCATCAACGTCCACTCAGGTGGGTAAGGGATAAACTTGGGCTTGGTGTAGTTCTGCATACGAAGCCACACTTCTTCCCCTGTAATTATCCCGTCAGGGCGATATGCCTCTGCCTTAAATAGCCCGTTGAGGAAACAATCAGCACCACCTTTCTCACGCAACAGATCGTTAGGGTCTTTGGCATCACTGTTCCACGACATCAGGAATGCTTTCTTACTGCCTAACGCACACGCAAACTCTTTGGCTGCTTGTTGCCCTGCTGCATCTTTGTCGAAACAGATCACCACCTTCTCAAACGACTTGAAGTATTCGATGTTACGTTTCCAACCCTCAGTACCAAGGGTAGCAACAACACGGTACGCTTTGCCTTTGACAGCAAGCATCTGTGTCACGGCCATGCAATCCTCTGCACCTTCCACAACAATCAAGAACTTACCACCTGTACCTGCAACTTGGGAACCAAACGGAAGAGCACCACCAGTGTCAGGAGTACGCTTGATCTGCTTTGGTAACTCACGTACTTGATACCCTAACAACCCACCCTTCTGGTTGTACAGTGGAAAGTAATACTTCATCTGTTGACCAGTCTCTTGACTGTACTCAACACGAACACCATATTGCTTACTAACTTCTTCAGAGATACCTCTGTCAGTCAGTGCAGCAACAGGTAGTTTAGATATATCATCCAACCCAATTCTCCCTGTTAATTCTTCACGTTGATAACTGTTACCATCACCACGAGTAGAAGCAGTACAGACAAAGCAATAGGTGGAATTATTTTCGTACACTGCATTGCCATCACTACTACCACACTTAGGACAGGATGTGTGTTTGATGTATCTACCCATAGATTTACCTATAATAATTTATATTAAAGAAGTATTTAATAGGTTATTAAGTTATTAAATAAAAGATATATAAGTAATATATTCTTTCTTTAAAACCAGTATAACCACACTTCCTGTTCTTGTCAACACCTTTCACACACTGTCGAACAAAGAAGCAATAGAAGGCTCCTGTTGCGTTTCTTTGTCGTACCCTTGTCTACCCCTTGACCAACCCATTTGAGCCTCGTCACGGGCCTCCTGTGCGTTCAGTGGATCATTTACGAACTGCGCACACTTCCTGCAAAGACCTAACTCTACGTTGGACAGCGATCCTTTGATGTACATTTCTGATTCTTGCAACTCTCGGTTACACGCTTCACATCTTCCTACTGAAAGACGCACGTACTTTCCGTTTACTTTTGCTCCACTCATAGCCCAACCCCTGTGTACCAAATACCAAAAGGGACAGCAACACATGCTGTACAGAATATAACTGTAAAGATCTCTTTCATTCACCTACCTCCACTTGCTTCCACGCTTCGCTCTCGTAACCTCTTGCCCAACTCTTTACTTCTCTTGGTGTGCAAAGGAAGTTACCTTCAGGTGATAGAAGTTGACCTCCACGGGTGAAACACATCATCAACTCGTTACCATCGAAGTCAACCTCGCACTTATCATAAGACCAGTTCTCAGGGTCGGTCATGTCAGCACACTCTTGAAGTACGCCTATGAACAGGAAGTCCACATAGAACTCCCCGTCCACGTTACCACACACCTCAAGAGGAACCGACACGACTTGTGTGCCGTGTCGTTTAATCATGTGAATTAATCTCCTTTGAATTTGTGAAGGGATGGGTCGTACTTCTCGGTACTGATCCCGATTGGGTGGCTATCGGCCTCCTTGGAACAGCGCAGGGCAACCACTGGATCTTTGAACGCCCACGTACCTCGGATGATCTCACCTTCCTTGGTAAAGTAGTAGTTCACATACACTTTTTCTGGTCGGTCTGGATCCACATAATCTTCAGCATAGACGTGCGCTTCTTCTTGTAGTTTTTTCCGAAGGTAGTGGAAGATTTGTGTACAAGTGTTGTTTTCCTGTCCAAGTATCTGCAAAGCATTGACAACCTCTTCATCATACGGGTCAGAAAAATAACCGTTTATTTTATCTTTGAATCGACACAGCGAACCTTCCCTTGAGTAAGTGGATGAGTCACCAATAGTCAATGTAATTAGCAGAAGGTCGGACAGTGGTATATGTAGGTCAACCATCGGGTCGGACTTAAAAACTTTTTTCATAATCAATATGCTCCTAGTGTTGGTACTTTAATGATACCGGCAAACGCACCGTGGTCGGATGCCAGCTTCTTTACTGCGTGTACTACGCCTTCGGACTCAGCAGAGTCACCTGACAATCGTACTTGATACATCACTGCTTGCTGTTTACCGTTCATCCACAAACCTTGTGTGTCTGCATCGAACGCATAAGGTAGCCTAATGAACTGTGCTTTGACTGAATTCAAAAGACTACCCACCATACCTTTGAGTGTGTTGAACTCTTTGCCAACAACCTTACCACGGTGTAACGATACAAATAACAAGTAGTTGTACTTGCTTTTGTCAACCAATGTTGCGCTCAATATAATCCTCCCTTTGTTTGTCGGTGTTGATAACTGTTATCAATCCAAGATTGATTGCTTGTTGAAGGGTACATCTTGGCATAGGTACTGTGTAGTTGTCAACACTTCTGTCGATGTATCTCAACACCACGTTGAATGTGTCAACAGATTCCAGCTTGTAATCACCCAACCTCATGTAAAGTCTGGATGATACCACACGATAGATGGGGCTGTCAAGCGTATCTGTTTGGTTTGGTTGGTTAGAGTCGAGCATCCCAATCCTACCTACTTCCGTTGTGGCATCCATACCACAGTGGTTTTGGTCACCCATTATTTTTCTCCACGATAGAACTCAGTACCCTTGTACTCTAAACCGTGACGCTGTGCAATACCAAGCAGACGTTCGGGCCACTCTTTTGGGTCTTCAAAAATGTCGTGCATGTCTTGAAGGTTTTCCACCAAATGTTGAGTGCCCTTCACATCAATCACTTTATCCAACTCGTTGAAGAATGCATGAGACACAGCACCCCAGTTCATGTTCTCCATCCCAGTACGGTTATACACGTCATCGGGAATAAGGCACCCTGCTGCACACATCATGTTGTTCTTTCCACGATACATGCACTTTGTATAGGCTGTGGTTTCACCCGCCACACCTTCGTCGTACTCTATCCCTACGCTACGAGCGTTTTGTGTGAGCAAGTGTGAGGCTACCTTGTCGAACACTTCTTGTTTGTTCAGTCGTTCAGTCATGATTGTTTCTCCTTTAGTTGAGCATGAGTTGTACTTTGTCGGCAAGATCACGCATCTTGTCGGCCAGATCCAAGGGGTGCAGTTCATCGTAATGTTGGGCCACCACTACGTCATCACCCCAGTTGGTGAGTGAGAAGAGCACCTGTTCGAACGATTGCGTGACATCCCACTCAGTGAGGAAGTGAGATAGGACAAGGTGTTCTGATTGTTTGTTGCTCATTGTAGTCAATTCTCCAAATGTAAAGGAGGAACTAAGCAGTCGTGTGCTTTTGTCCAGTAGAAGTGGTCGTGAATACCTGACAGTGTATCCAACACAAACGTATTCACTCCGCTTGGTTGACATCCCCAGTCACGGGCATCTTGACAACGCTTGCCAAGGTACAACAGCTTGTCAAAGATAGCGTGTCCAGTGTGGTTGTGGTACAGCCAGTGGTAGTAGTCCGTTGATATGAACGGAGCAGTAGGGTTGTTAAGATCACCGATGTAATCGGATACAGTCAAAGGTTCCATGTTTGTTTATCTCCAAGTGATAACGGTTATCAATCTACATCAACGGTTAAAGTGATGTCGTAACGTAGGCAGTCACGGATTGAATCTTTCAAAATGTCAGTGGTTACAATGTCGTTGTCTAATATGAAGTCTTCCAGCTTGCTCTCTAGCTGTGTCTCCAACTCATCGTTGATACGCTCATCTACCAACTCGTTCAACTCCACCTTGGTGACAGGTTCCAGTTCTTCAAGGCGTTGCTCCACTACCTCACGTACAATCTTGCGCACCTCATCGGCAATGATGATACGCAGTGCGTTGGCAAACTCTTGGTGAGGCTGAGAAGGTGTGGGTGTTGGTTCAGTCATGGTTGTATTCTCCTTTGGTTGTGTGTCTTCATCAACAAGTGTGAGTGTTTCTTCGTAGCAGTACAGGCCATAGTCCAAGCTGTCGAACATGACAGAGTATTGCATCAAACTTGTATCATCAACTTCAATGATTCGTCCAATGTCTCTACCCATGACAATACCGTCACTAAACGAATCAATCTTAGTGTATTTTACAACATCACCTACTTTAAATTTGTTACCCATGGTTAAAATTCCTCTTCAAGAATACGTTTAACTTCCTCAATATCATTGGCCTTGAGTGCATCCCGAAGGTCTTCGTTCTCAAGGGCAATGCCGTAGTAGATTGTGTGCTCTTCACACAGCGCAATAAATTCTGATTTGCTCATGATTGTTAAATGTCCAGTTGATAACCGTTATCAAGAAGTGCCCGTTGTACCTCGGAAGGTAAGGCGTACACACCATCGTAGTCAGTGAGTGTCCGGCCATCGAACCATAACCCACCACCACATTCATCTCCCATTTCGTTGTGTTCGAAGAATCCTACACCAACATTGTCGTCAATGTCAATCATAAAATTTTTTGTTTCTATCTTCATCTTAGTATCCTTTTTTGATAACCGTTATCAACCTAACTTACGGACGAACTCACCCCACACAAACTCACGTTGGTTGGTCACGAACATACCCATGTCATGGAAGAAGTCCATCTGTCCGATTGTGTCAGCCTCCATCAACACAACCTCATCTGAAGCAGGACCAAACTGCTTGGCCACCTCATAGATCTGAGTCATCGCCACCTCAACCTCACCACCGTAGCTGAAGTCAGCCTTCAGGTCTATGTGCTTGAAGTCGTGAACGAATCGGAAGCAGTGGTTACCATAGCGGGTCATGTAGATGGTGTCGTCCATGCCACCGCTGTACACCTTGAACGGTTTGCCACCCCACACCACGTCACGCTTGTAATGCTCAAGCAATTCTTCGTACGTTGAGGGTGCATCTTCCACTGCCTCAATACCGTTGATACGGTACATCTGAAGCAAGGTAGCTGCCTGTCCACGGATGAACTTGTCAAGGTTGTTGCGTGCCTGAATGAAGCGAAGGCGAAGGCACTCTTGTTTGTATGCTGAGATCATGTTAGTCAAACTCCTTGTGTGTGTGGGTTGAGTGTGAACCCAACCCGTGGTGATAACAGTTATCAAAGGTGTTACTTGGTGAACCCAATGCTACGTGCATTGGTGATGTCAATGAGGCCATAAGCAAACGCCCAGTCCACATCTTCGAACTCATTCTCTGCCCAAGCACGAGCAATCTGCTCGGCTGCTCGTTCGTTACGAGCGTTGACTGTAACGTACTCTGAATGTTGAGCGCGTTGCTCCCCGTACACTTCTTTAAAAGACACTTCTACCTGTGCAAGAAACTTAGCCATGATTATATTCTCCAATGGTTTTTTTTGATAACAGTTATCAGTTGGTGAACAGAAACTCACCTGTTACTTCTACGTACTTCAATCCGAACACCGAAGGGAAGTATTGTGACACACGACCAGACCCATCGTCAACATACACTTTCCCCGTGCTTGAAGGCTTGTGCGGTGCATCACCACCTTTCAAGATAGAGGTATCCCCACGAAAAGATTGGACATTCTCATCAAGAGACACACTTTCTCCACCTTCACGAACAAGAGCGAACAGTTTGTTGTCGTAACCAGTGCGGTAAACTACTTTGCTAATCATAATATTCTCCAGTCAAAAATTGATAACGGTTATCACAAAAAAAAATTCAATACTCATCCCAAGGCTCTTCCCAAAGGGATGGGTCAACCAGCCTTTGTCCACTAGCGTTGAACAGTGCCCCGCAGTGGTCACAATCCGTGTCACCACCATAAGCATACAGCCTAGCCCCGCAGTCGCAGTCAAACTCTACACCAGCATACCTGCCGTTGTCATCCTCCAATCTCTTGAAGTTACGCTCTTCTCTGGTCATGTTGTTCCCCTTTTTTCGTGATAACAGTTATCATGCCTTTACAAAGTGAACGGACTTGTCCACCACGTTCCCGTTCGAATCGTACTTGGTGACAAAGCAAGGCCCACTCGTAGCTTTCATACCTACTTTGCCCACGTTCTTCTTGCCTTGCTTGGCGTTACGCTTCATCAAGCGTTCGTCCGCTGTCCTAGGACGGCCACCCCACGTACCGTAAAGCCCACGTTCCCTATATTCTTCCCGCAAAGCCCGTGTTTCTGCTTTGAATTCAGGTTTGCCCACACGTTCGAGCGAATCTTTGTGCGCACGTTCCATGTACAGTTGGTCAAAAGATTTAGCCATGATTCATTCTCCAAGATTACCGGCCAACCCACGTCAGCCGGTGATAACCGTTATCAAACCTCAGCCTGTTCTGCGTGGTTCATTTCAACCAACATGAGCCAAGCCTTTTCCATCAAGGTTTCCAAGGTTTTCATCTGGCCTTCTTCTTGAGCCTTCTCGATCAAGTTTTCCAATTGCTTAGCAAAGTCGGTTTGCTTGTCTGTTTTCTTCTCAGATACCGCCACAATCCATGAACCATCGGCCTTCTTCACTGTCATTTTTGGCAAATCCATCGACTTGCAAACCCGTTGCATAGCCATGCGAAGACCGGCCAATCGTGCCCGTGATTGTTCTTTGTCGAATCGTGGGTTCTCGTCGATCATTCGTGCCGCTTCAGTGATAGTGGCTTGATCGTTAGTCACAAAGCATTGGCGTACCAATTCTTGAACTTTGTTACCTTTGTTTGCCTGTTCCAGAATTGCTGTGTAGAGTGCGTTTGCCATGATGTAATCTCCAATGTGTTAGTCAAAAATTGCTGAACCGTTGTTCGCTGTCCAGGAATTGAATTATCCGGATTTTTTAACCGAGTGCAACAAAAAGATTTTTATCGGAAACGGGAAACCGATAGGCAAAACCTATTGGGGTTTCCTTCTTTATATCTTGAAACGCACGCGTCACGCGCACACACGCGCAATATGCGCGCGTAGCAAAAACCGTGCCAGAAAATTGAAAACACTGTACGTTTATACAGTGGATCTCACGATTTTATTTTTTAATACCTGAGTGACCCCTAGGGCCAAAAACGCAGCACAGAGCGTTTTGACGCGTTTTAGGACGCTGTACAAAAACACAGTAGAATTGGGTTGGCATGGTTTGTGCTATAGGCAAGAATCGTGCCATGCGAGCACGTCAGTGGTGCCAGCAACCTGCTAGGATTGGATGTTAACAACTGTTAACGAAAGCAAGTATCGTGCCAAGAGTGGCTTGTTTACAAGTGTTAACAAGGTTGGTGTTGTCTGTCCCCATTTACCTATCAAATCAATCTGACACGATGCAGTGTCACATTCAATCTGACAACAAGTATTGTCTGATAACTGTTACCTATTGGACAAATAGTTTTTTATTTCTGTACACGGGGAAAGATTTGTGGTAGGGGATAAGGGGGGATATGGGGGTGGGTTCTGTTCTGTTCTGACCCAAGAAAAATATCTCACCAATTTTTTCTTCCAAACCTCTTTGAGCATCTTCGATGCGATCGGTACTCAAATTATTTTTGAGTTACCTCTTGACACATAGGTTCAACTCTGGTATACTTAAAGGGAGTGGGAGAGAACGCTTGCTAAATGACGAGACACCTCTTCCCTCTTGTCCGACCTGAACCCCACGGGGATAAACAAGCAGAACAGATTTAACAGCTTGTGCGTATTGGATGACAAACAACTCGGAAGTCTTGTAAGGGACATGAGAATTCTGAGAGTAAGTGTCTGAACAAACAGCCACTTCGTACTTTGTCTGACAAACAGCCAAGGCACCTCAGATGAAAAGTAGTTAGGGTTGATCCTCCTTATTTGAATGGATAGCTTGATACAGGACAATAGATAAAGGTTACTTGTGGTACTCGTTACTCGGAACTGGTTACTCGGAACACGGAGTAGAACAGATAAAGGATAATGGGAGAGTTCATCAAGGAAGCTGACGTGGGGTAATAATATCTAAAAATAATAATAATAACATACATTAAAAAAAATAACTTACACACACAAAGAGAGAACACACTATGCCTAACAAACTTATCAGAAACCTTCCTGCTGGTGCACAACATCAAAGTTGGTTTGCTCCTAACAGGGTAGTCAGTCTTGCTGTAGGAGCCTCTTTAGATACAACCAACATTGCTGGTGTACGGACTAACTCGGCTTTTGAATATCAAATTAACGGAGCAGGTGTAGAGGCAATACTACCTGCTGGACAAGTGTTGTGGATTGGTGAAGGTGTTAATTCAATTAAGAATGGAAACGCTGTTTCTGTTGCTGTATTAGAAGTCATGGACGCTTAATAACATCATGCCACTGAAGAAAGGAAAGTCCAACAAAACTGTTTCATCCAACGTAAAGAAGTTGATGGGTGAAGGGTATCCACAGAAACAAGCAGTAGCTATCTCCCTGTCAACTGCAAAGCGTAAAAAGAAAGGAATGAAGAAATAATGTTAACTTACCTTGTCAAAGCAGCCAAGTCAAAGACCATGTGGTTCAGTGTAGCTGTGGTTACTGTTGGTGTTGTAGAACAGAACCTCAGTCTGTTTGAACAGTACGTAGGTAATGAACACTTTGGTCTGTTTACTGTTGGAGTAGGTGTTGTATCTGCCCTGCTTCGTGTTGTAACAACTCAATCCATTACGGAGAAATAGATAAAAAAATGAAAACTAAATCTAATGCAAAAACCAGTCCGGCTAAAGGGCAGTTCGGCAATAAAAGAAATGCAATGCTGGTTGTAGAACAAGCAAGTGCAGTTCCAAAAGATCGTGGTGCGCCTATGACCAAGAAAGGAACAACCAACGCTTTTCGTCTTACTCCTGCATTAAATGAGAATGTAAAAAGCGAAGTTAAAAAGGATTTTAGTCGTGTTAAAAAAGCACTCAAGTCAGGAGAGAAATCTTCCCTTCCTGTTGGGGCCAGAGACACTCAGAAGTTGGCTGGTATTAGGGCTGCAAGTCGTCTTATTGGTAGGGCAAATCTGGTTACTGGTGCAGCTACTACAGGAGTAGCAATCGGAAAACGAATCAACGAAGGTGTTGAGTACAAGAAGAAGATGACTGACGGTAAAAAGAAAGTTGATTCCAAAATGAACAAGACTGGAAACAAGAATTACAAACAAGCAGTAAAGAACAACAGCAAAGGTGTTGGAGGTTTTTTTAGGTGAACCCTTGGACAATCTTTACCACTGCAATCTCTACTGTGTTTGGCAGTTGGGTAGACCTCAAGAAAGCTCGTGTTGAAGCAGAGAAAGCTCACCTGATGCGTCAAGCACAAAGCGAAGCTGACTGGGATCTTGAAGCTATCCGTCAAGCACAGTACAGTTGGAAAGATGAACTCATTACAATCATCTGGTTTGCTCCGTTGGTTGTTGCTTGGTTCTATCCACAAGACGCTCTTGAGTGGGTAGTGTTCGTAGGTGAACTCCCTTTCTGGTATCAGATTGGTATGTTTGGTATCATGGCTGCTTCATTCGGTCTACGTTGGTTTTTTAAACAGGCTGGATTAAAAACAATTAAGGGGAGGATAGGTGTTGAATAGTTTTACCTGTCAATCTTGCGATGTTTCTAAGCCTACAGAATCTTTTAAAAGAAGTTCAACAGCCAAACGAGGACATAGGGCTGTCTGTAAAGAGTGCGACTCCGTTGCAAATACAGCTTGGAGAAAAAACAATAAAGATAAAAAGGATGAAAAAGATAAAGAGTGGAAAAAACAAAACCCATCTAAAGTAAAGAATAGCTATTACAAATACAACCTTAAAAGGAAGTTTAACCTTTCTGAACAAGATTACGAACAAATGCTTACTTCTCAAGAAGGTTGTTGTGCTATTTGCAGACAAACATACTGCTCTACAGGGTACCGTTTTGCAGTCGATCATTGTCACGTTACAGGAAAAATAAGAGGACTTCTTTGTCAAGCCTGCAACACTGGGATTGGTAAATTAAAAGACAATGTTGATCTTCTTAAAAGGGCTATTGAATACCTTGAAAAAGATCAAGCATTGAAGATTACACAATCAAAAGGGAAGTAACATCTATGGCTAAGATTGAAAAATCCAAGATGCCTTGCAACAAACCAAGAGCACAGAAAAGTGGTGGTAAGAAATCTGTGGTAAAAGCGTGTGAAGGTGGTAAAGAAAAAATCGTCAGGTTTGGTGATGCCAACATGACAATTAAGAAAAGTGACCCTGCACGTAGAAAATCTTTCCGGGCACGGCACAACTTGGGGTTGCTTGCAAATACCTATGCAGTAACAGCGACACCTTCTGGCGCACCTGGAACGGGTTATTGCTCAGGCATGGCTCTTTCAACCAATTCGTTTGAAATTTATTTTACAAATCCTGCGGGTGCATTGGCAGACATGAATTTTAATTTCATGTTGCAAGCGATTTAAGGTTTTAAAATGCAACCAATCACCGCCGCCATTCAGTATTTTTCAGAAGCCGAGTTGCGGTGTTGTTCTAAGTTATAAAGGTTAAGTATGCAACTCTCCAAAAACTTCTGGCTCTCTGAGTTCACCAAGTTCGCAGACAGCCTTGCGGCTTGGAATTGACAACATCTAATAAAAGTATGTATGGAACACGTAACCAACGAACAGATAGCAGTCTTGCTTAAACATATTGACGAAAAGATTGATCGTCTTGTGTGGAGGGCTGACCAGACTGAAACAAAACAAGCTGACTTTGATAGACGTTTGACTATCTTAGAGACTACTCTTGTGACTAAACAAAACTCGTTTGGTATGCAAGTGTTGGAAAAGGGCGGCTTTGTGTTTGTTGGTACTCTTATAACATTCATTGCAAAACAATTAGGATTGGTGTAAATTATGCACAACAAGGACAACCCTGTAGTTTTTAATTACAAAGAATTTCCTCACCTTCCACGATCAGGAATTCACGCAGAGAGTAACCTTAGGTTCCGTACCGTATCTTTATTCCTTGAGACCTGTCCAAAAGGATCAGAAGATGAAGTCAAGTGGTCTCTGTCTGAGACCGAGCAGTGGTGTGAGGTAACTCAACGGTGGATACCCTCTGCTTGGATGTGCTACATCTATGCTGAAAACGAGTACGATGCCATGCGTAAGATCGTAGGTAACATCCGTCAGTGGGAAATGCTTAAAGGTTTGAAATGGTTTAAAGAGAAGTTTTCCATGTGGGAGGCTGAACAAGACATGATGATTAAAGCTACCATCCGTAGTTCTCTTGAGCGTACAGTTCTGGAGGGTGGACAAGGAAGCACAACAGCTTCTAAGATGTTGCTTGACTACTTCAGTCACGAGCCAAAGAAACCTCGTCAGAAGACTTCTACGGCCAAGACAAAAGAACAAACCAAACAAGAGGATGATGTTGCAAGTGACCTTGCTCGTATCACACCGTTGACACGAACCAAGTAACGTGATACAATACCTCTTATATGGCGACTAAAGAACAAATTAAAAAGATGGCAGAGGACGACTTTGTGGTGTTTGCAAAGCTCGTCAACCCGTCACGTTTGTACGGAGAGGTGCACTACGAAGTAATGCGGTGGTTGTCAGATCCCAACGCTTCAACAGATCAACTGTTGTTGTTGCCACGATCTCACATGAAGTCCCACTTGATCGCTGTGTGGTGTGCTTGGTGGATTACTAAACACCCAGACACAACCATTCTGTACGTATCGGCCACAGAAGACTTGGCAATCTCGCAGTTGTATGCCATCAAGTCAATCCTTGAATCTCCTGTGTACACCCGGTACTGGCCTGATATGATTGTTCCTGAAGAAGCCAAAAGGGAAGAGTGGAGTGCTCGGAATATTAAAGTCGATCATCCGCTTAGGAAAGAGCGTGGGGTACGCGACCGCACTGTTGCTGCACGTTCGGTTGGCAGTAATACTACTGGTCTTCACTGTGACGTTCTTGTTTTCGATGACATCGTGGTGCCAACAAATGCGTATACTAAAGAGGGCCGCCAAAAGGTACAAGCGTCTTATTCGCAATTTAGTTCGATTGCAAACACAGGGGCGATCACAAAAGTAGCAGGTACTCGTTACCACGGTGACGACATCTACAACATGCTACTCACTATGAACTACGAAGTGTTTGATGATGAAGGGCAGATCGTAGACACCCGGCCACTATACGACAGTTTTGTTCGTGAGGTAGAAGAGAACGGATCTTTCTTGTGGCCCCGTGAGATCTGTCCAACCACAGGTAAGTGGTACGGGTTTGACAACAAAGAGTTGAGTAAGATCCGGGCTAAGTACATTCGGGCTGGTGAACGGGCACAGTATTACGCACAGTATTACAACAACCCAAACGACCCAGAAAGCGAACGGGTAGACGGAGACAAGTTCCAATACTACGACAGAAAACACTTGACATTTGATAACGATACGTGGTATTTTAACAGTAAGCCTTTGGCAATTTTCTGTGCTGGTGACTTGGCATACACTACAGCAGCTACCTCTGACTTTACAGCTTACGCTGTTGTTGGGGTGGATAGTGATGGGTATATCTACCTGTTGGAGTTAGATCAATTCAAAACTTCTAAGTACCACGATTACTACATGGCCCTTGAAAGGTTGTGGGAGAAGTGGAGATTTAAAAAGGTACGGATTGAATCAAACGCTGGTGCCAGTGTAATCATTGAGTACATCAAAGATCAGTTTAGAAAGGAAGGTATCCCGCTTGTTGTAGAAGGTAAACAAAGCCGGGGTGAAAAGGTTGAACGGGTTGCTGCTATTCTTGAACCACGGTACGAGTCAGGATCAATCTGGCACTACCGAGGCGGGTACATGAGCATCTACGAAGAGCAGTTGATTCTTGAACGCCCATCACATGATGACTTGAAAGATGCCGTAGCAGCAGCAGTAGAGATTAGCAAGCCTCCCTCTGCCCGTCAACACGGGTTTGTACGTAGGGGTGAGAACATTATTACACATGAACGGTTCGGTGGACGCAGACGATGAGTGGATCAGTAGAGATTAACGGTTATCAATCAGACTGGGTAGCAGAAGATATTGCTCAACGGTTTGAATCTTGGGATGCCGGTAAACAGGTGTGGAAGAAACGTGTTGGAGAAGTGATACAGTACGTGTACGCTACATCTACTCGTGAGACAGCTAACGTAGAGAACGAGTGGTCACACTCTACTCACATTCCAAAGATCACACAGATCCACGACAACCTTGGTGCCAACTATGCCAGTGCGTTGTTCAGCAAGCGTGAGTTCTTTACGTTTGATCCAGCTACACCTGACGAAGCCACGGCCAAAAAGCGTCAAGCTATCGTCAACTACCTGCGTACCAAGCATGACTACTCTGGGTTTAACGACACCATGAAGCAGTTGTTGAACGATTGGGTGCAGACTGGTAACTGCTTTGCTCACGTAGAGTATGTACGAGAAACTGCTTACGATCAATCGACAGGTGAAGAAGTGGTGGTCTACGAAGGCCCACGAGTCAACCGTATTTCTCCTTACGACATTGTGTTTGACTTCACTGCTGAGAGTTTTCAGAAGTCTCCCAAGATGTTCCGTAGATTGATTAGTCGTGGTGACTTTGCCCGGTACGTGCTGGAACGTCCTGATGCTGGCTTTGATATGGAGCGAGTAGAGGATGTGTTGAACTACTACACCTCTATGTCCGGGTACACAGACATCGACATCAACAAACATAACCAACAGCGTATGGATGGATTTGACAGCTACGCTGCATATCTTCGCTCTGGAAAGGTAGAGTTGATTGAGTTCATTGGTGACATCTGGGATAGTTCAACTAACACGTTGATGAAAGACCGATTGATTACCGTAGCTGATAGGAAGTTTGTTGTCCGTAATCAAGGACAAGATGACTTCCAAGGGTTCGGTAAGATCTACCACAGTTCGTGGAGAAAGCGTCCTGACAATCTGTGGGGCCAAGGGCCACTGGACAACTTGGTTGGTATGCAATACCTTATCAACCACCTTGAGAACGCTCGTGCTGATGCGTTTGACCAGATGCTATTCCCTGATCGTGTCCACGTAGGTAACGTACAGATCGAAGAGAACGGCCCTGTAACCAACTACTACATTGACGATGGGCAAGGAAGTGTATCTAACCTTGCTCCTGATGCCACCGTACTACAGGCTGACCTTCAGATCCAAATTAAAGAAGCACAGATGGAAGCCTTTGCTGGTGCTCCACGAGAAGCTATGGGTATTCGCACAGCAGGTGAGAAGACTGCGTTTGAAATCCAACAACTACAGAACGCTGCTGGTCGTTTGTTCCAAGTAAAGATTGAAGATTTCGAACGTGAAATCATTGAACCAATATTGAACGGTGAGTTGGAAGTGGCAGTAAAGAACCTGTCCAGTGCAGACGTAGCCAAGGTGATTGATGATGATGATGGTGTGATTGAGTTCTTGACCATCACCAAAGAAGACCTCACTGCCCGTGGTAAGTTGAAAGCCCGTGGTGCATCTCACTTTGCTAAACGTGCCCAACTGGTACAGGAACTACAGCAGTTCAGTTTGGTACTGGCTAACGATCCAGAGATGAAGGTACACTTCCCTCCAAAGCTACGGGCAAAGGCTTGGGCCGATGCGTTGAACTTCGAGAACATGGAATTGTTTGTACCGTTTGGGTCTGTGTCCGAACAACTGGAACTGAACAGAACAATGCAAGCTGCACAGAACGCTCAAGCGCTGACAGATGCGGTAGAAGTACCACCTGAAGTTTAACAACAAGGAATCAAAGATGTCGGAAAAATACAACAGTCGTATCGTAAGGCAAGCCAAGGAAAACAATGTAGATTTAAAGTTGTCTTTTGAATCTGCACAAACTTTCACAAATATTTTAAAAAAGGTATTGACAGATGAACTAGAATCTGCTATACTTAAAAGTGAGTCGGAGGAAAACATTAAATGCTCTGACTTTGTAGCTGCTCAAGCGAACCTGCTTGGGTACAGAAAAGGACTAAGGTACGCTTTAAGCCTTCTCAACAACCAAGGATGAATTAAACAATGACAGATTTTACAAACGGGGCGACCACCCCAAGCAATGCCAAGCCTGAAGATAAGACCGATTTCAGCAACGGCAATCAAGTGAAGCCAGAAGAGAACAACAACAAACAAGACGACCCATCTGTTGTGTTGGAGTTTAACGGACGGAAGTTCACAAAAGAGGACTTGATTACCAAGCTCTCAAGTGCAGACAGTTTCATTGAGACTTTGAAACAAGAACGTGCGCAAGATCGTGCGTTGTTGGAAGAGGTCAACAAGAAACTGGCAGAACAAGTTTCAGCACGTGAGTTGCTTAATCAGGTCAATAGCGGGAAGGATAAGGACACACCTGCTCCAACCCAAACTGTTGATCCAGAGGCCATTACCAAGCAAGTCTTGGCACAGCTTCAAAACCAACAGACTGCTAAACAACAGGAACAGAACTGGAGTGAAGTGACTGCTAAGTTGACTGCAACCTTTGGTGACAAGACCAATGCCAAGGTACAGCAAGTAGCAAAAGAGAACGACATGAGCGTAGAGGAAGCAGCCCAGCTTGCTAAGACTAAGCCCAAGATGTTCTTGAAGTTGTTTCCTGAGCTTAACGGCTCGGCTCCAAAAGGTTCAGCCTTGTTGCAAGGTAACTCTCAACGAGATATTTTTGGTCAACCAAAAAACACTGAATCAAAGAGTTCCGGGTACAGTGCTACTCGAACAACCCGTGACAGTGTAAGTGTTTACTTGAAACGTCTCAATGAACTATCTGGTAAGTAAAACCTAAATTCAACAAACCTAAGTGGAGTCGATAAATGTCGAACGTAACTAGCAATCAAAGTCCTCTAATCAAGGCACAAGTGTTCAGCGAGTTCATGCTGGAACAAATCAACGAGGGTTTCCTGCCCGATGGTCTGCACCGTGATGTGTCTGACTTCGGTGACGGTGACACTCTGTACATCCCTGTAATGGGTGAAACCACTCTGCGTGATTACACAGAAGACACAGCCGTTCAGTACGATGCTGTTGACACTGGTCAGATCCAACTGACAATCACCGAGTATGTATCTGCTGCTTCTTACATCACACGTAAGCTGCAACAAGATGGCTACAAAGCTGCTGCTCTTGAAGCTGCTATCCCTCGTGAACACCTACGTATCATTCGTGAGCGTTACGAGTCTGATATGCTGGCCCAAGCCAACAAGCAGACCTTGGCTGATCCCAACACCATCAACGGTTTCGCACACCGTTGGGTAGCTGCCTCTGGCTCTACCACTGGTATCATCACCTTGGAAGACTTCTTGTACGCAAAGCTGGCTTTGGATAAAGCCTACGTACCAGATGAAGGTCGTATCGCCATCGTGGATCCTGTAACTGAAGCTGCTTTGAACGTAGCTGTTGGCAACCAAGCGTTCATCAACAACCCTCAGTTTGAAGGTATCGTGAACACCGGCTTTGCTCGTGGTCGCCGCTTTGTACGTAACATCTACGGCTTTGACATCTATGTGTCTGACCGTCTGCCACGTATTGCTGACGAAACCATCAACGGTGGCCCTCACGCTACTTCCAAGCAGATTGTTGGTGGCGTAGCTAACCTGTTTATGTCTGTGTTGGACGACCAGCACAAGCCATTCATGGGTGCATGGCGACAGGCTCCTAACACCGATGGTGAGTACAACAAAGACTTCCAGCGTGACGAGTATGTAACAACTGCTCGTTGGGGCTTTGGTCTTCAGCGTCCTCAAACACTGGTGACTGTGTTGACTTCTGCTTCTGCATACAAGTAAGCACTGATGGGGCTTCGGCCCCTTCACCAACCTTCACCAATTTTGGAGATTTAACATGACAGTTCAAAAAGTAAACACAGTTCGTGTGTTCTATGGCCCTCGTGATACTGAGCAAGTGGCCCCTTCTAAGACCAACAAAGGTGGTAAGACACAAGAGTTGGTTGTTCCTGTAACTTACAACAACCTACCAACCACTGACGCAACAGACGCAGTGATCCAAGCTATTCCTGCTGGTGCGTTGATTAAGTCAGCAACCTTGATCGTAGACGAAGCATTTGATTCTACATCAGGCACTACCACTATCAACATCGGCCTGTCCGAGTTGGATGGTACTGTAGTAGATGCTGACGGTATTGATGCTGCCGTAGCTTGGGATGCTGCTGCCGGTACAGTTGTTCTGTGCAACGGTGCTGACATCGGCACCATTCCTTCACTGACAGATCCTCTTCAAGTCACTATCGTTCCTAGCGTAGCTGATTTGGTTGCAGGTGCAGGTCGTCTAGTGATCGAATACACCACTGCTTAATTCAGTTATCCTTGGCTGAATGGGGGGATGGGGATTCTATCCCTGTCCCTTTTTTATTTTTGGATCTAACAAACCACTATGCCTACACAACACAACGCTATCCTTAACGCTGACTGTCACGAGCCGAAGCACATTACCGATGCGTTGACATCTGACAGTGGTAAAGTAATTACCCCTTCTTCTACGTTGGCCGGTCAATCTGATTTACGTAGATTGGTTCACGCTGATTTATCAGATACAGCCAACTACAGTACGTATGCAGATACCCTTGCTGCTCTAATTGCTAACGATCAAATTAACTACCAAGGTTGGGAAGCATCTCAAGATAGCCTTAGTACACCTACTATTGTTGTTGGGACAACCCCTGTACGATTAACTATTGACGGACTTGGTTCTCAATCACGACAATCCCACCTACCACTATGCATCCGTGGATCAGATGTTTTGTGGGATACATCTACAAACAAAATTAAACCTTGTGCAGCAGGGGACAGCTATATTGTTCGTATTAGCTTGACCATTACAGCAACTTCTGGGGCACCTGCTTTTCTTACAAAAACCTATGATATAGGGAACAACCCAACAACAATTACTGTTCCAATCATTAACGATGACGTTAACGTAACAAAAACACCTCCGTTTAGTTTTGCAAGAACCCAATCTATTTACACCTATGACACTGCTTTTGCTAACGGTGTTCAGATATTTTTAAATACAAACACTGGTACGGCTACTATCGCAGCAAGACGTATTGATATTTTTAGAATTGGCTCTGGTGCTAATGGAGTGGTTGTGTAATGGCTACTAAAAAAACTGTTCTTGAGTATGTAAAAAACTGTCTGTCAGTTATGGACAGTGATGAAGTTGACAGTATTACTGACACAGTTGAATCTCAACAGGTAGCCAATCTGTTGCAAGAGTGTTTCTTTGAGTTTATTAACCGAGAAGAGTGGACTTGGTTACAACAACCTGTAACTCTTGACGGTACAATCACTGGCCCTACTCGTCCTACCCAAGTAGGGATTGATGACAACATCAAAAAGATTATGTACGTGGCTTACGATGTGTCGTCCACTGGCTTATTTGAGTACCGTGAGTTGCACTATCTGTCGCCTGTTGACTTCGTAAAGAAGTTCAGCCGTGGTGGAGATGACAAAGTTGCTGTAACTGTAGGCAGTTTTAAGTTCTACATTGATACTTCTCGACAGCCTGAATACTGGACTAGCTTTGACGATGAGAACATTGTAGTGGATGCGTACAAAGCATCTGTTGAAACTTATGTTGACAGCGACAAGTTTTCAGTGTATGGTGTAGTTATCCCCTCTTTCACAGTGGATGATGACCATGTGCCTGATGTCCCGGTTGCAGTTGTACCGATGCTTCAGCACACCCTCAATGCAGCAGCAATGCTGTACTTTAAACAAACATCTTCACCTGTTGATGAACAGCGTATCGTCCGTCAACTAGCACAACTAAGACGTGAAGAAAGTAAAACAAGGAACCGAGATTATGCCCCGAAGAAGTACGGTAGGAAGTAACCGAGCAACAGTTAAACAAGAACCTCGTAACCCAGATGCAGTGGATCTGGCCTCACCAAACAAAGTTGAAGTCGGTGAAACAAAGAACGGAAGGACTCTTGTGGTTGAACGTACCCGGTGTGGTAGGTTCTTTACCATCAAGATCAAAGAGGGTGGGGAGCTTGCTCAAGATCTAAGTGGAATCTTCACCTCTTACGAGAATGCACAGTGGGCCTTGACCCAGTACAAACAACGAAAGAACATTGTGGACTAAGAACCAAACATGGCCCGTATTGCACAAGACAAGCCGTATGTAAACTTTGTCAATGGATTCATTACTGAAGCCACAGGGATTACTTTTCCTGAGAACGCGCTTCAAGATGTTGACAACTGCGACATTGAACTCAAAGGCTCTATAAAGCGCAGATACGGGCTTGATATAGAAAGAGGTGGTGTGTCTATCACCTCTTCAGCAAGCTCGTCTGTAGCTGTCTCTACTCACATCTGGGACAATGCAGCCGGGGATTCTCTTCGTAGATATGTTGTAATTCAAGTAGGTAATTCTCTTGTAATTCGTAAGAGAGATGTAGAACCTGTATCAACTTCTGGATCAAAAGACAACGGTGACTCTGTTACCTTGTCAACCATCCCTTATCTTTACAATGCCACTGAGTCTGAAGGGGCAGCACAAGAGATTCAATCGGCATCTGGGTTTGGTCGTTTGTGGTTGGCCTCTCCTGCTCTTAAACCAATCTACATTGAGTACGATGTAGACTCAGACAACTTTATTCTGTATGAAGTAGGTACAGAGAAGAACGGAACTACACAACGATTTTTTATCCGTGACTTTACCGGGGTAGATGATGGGCTTCAATTTGATGAAGAACAACCTGATCCTTTGACGAACCTTCACTTGTACAACCTTTTAAACCAAGGGTGGAGGCAAGATGAAAATACAGCACAACGGAACTTAATTCAAGCGTACAGAGCAGCTATTGGTACTTGGCCGACTAACGCACAGCAGTGGGTGTTAGGCAAAAACTCTGATGACAATTTTGATGCAGCACTTCTTCGTAGACAAGAGTTCGGTAACTCTCCTGCACCTAAAGGACGGTTTAAACTAAACCCGCTTACTGGGGTAAGAAACGGCATTGCTACGTTTGATGGTCTTACGGGATCCACACTTACATCTCCTTTAGTTCTTAGTTCTATTTATGATGAACCAAGCTCTAAGTCGTACAGGACAACAGCTTTCTTTTCAGGCCGGGTGTGGTACGCTGGGGATGTAAATCCGAAACGTCCAAACGGTGTATACTTCTCCAAGGTGATTCAAACACCATCTGACTCTGGTGTATTTGGTCAAGAGAACGACCCAACCTCTGAACACTTTACAGATCTATTGGACACAGACGGTGGTGTAGTTTACATTCCAGAAGCAGATTCTATTGAGCGATTGATTCCATTCCAACAAGGTATGTTGGTGATGGCAAAGAACGGTGTGTGGTACATCCGTGGATCTGACTCTGGATTCCGGGCTACTGACTACGGTGTGGATAAGCTGTCAAGCACAGGGTGCATCTCTGCATCTTCAGTAATTCAAGCAGACACAGCCATTGCTTTCTTTGCTGAGAACTCTGTACACGTAGTGACAGGTGGTGAGTTTGTACCAAAGATTGAAGACATTGCTGAACAAAAGATTCTTCAATACTATGCAGAGATTCCTTTGCAGTATCGTGAGAAAGCCAAAGGTACTTACGATCCAATTAGTAAGAAGATGTTTTGGTTTCACGCAACTGAAGATGAAACAAACTTGTACAACGCTTGCTTGATCCTTGATGCACGTACTGGTGCGTTTACCAAGTACAGCTTCTTTAAGTCAAATACGTTTGGAATTGTAGCAGGGTTTGCATCACTTGCACCCACTGTACCTGTTGGAACAGATGAAGTAGTTATTGATGAAGACCCTGTTTTGATAGGAGCAGATCCAGTGATCACTAGCTTGTCAAGTGCAGAACTGCCTGACTTTATTGCCAACAACATTAAGGTCTTGGTGCTGACTGAAACAGATGTTGTTCTGTGTGAGTTTGCTTCTCTCTCTTTCAAGGACTTTGGTAATGTCACGAATCCGCAAGGACAAGCTATCAACTACACAAGCTATCTTGTTACCATTCCTGAAACTTTGGGTGACTTGCAACGATATAAGCAATCGGTATATCTCCACTCTTTGTTTCTTGTTACGGAGATGAGCTACTTGAGCAACGGAGCAGGTTCGTTGTTCCTTGACAGGCCGTCTGGCTGCACTGCACAAGGTCTTTGGGATTGGCACAAAAATTCGTTAGGAAACAGATTCAGTCAAGCTCAACAAGCGTATAGGTTCCGTAAAGACCCTACTGTTGCTGCCGGGTCTCTTGACAACGGGGAAGGAATCGTGTATACTAAACTGAAGGTACGAGGAAAAGGACGAAGCCTTGCAATTCGGTATGAGTCACAAGAAGGAAAAGACTTTGTTCTTATTGGGTATAGCATCCCTTACACAGCCAACGGATTGTAACACACATGAGCAATGACTACGTAATTCACAAAGTTGATCTGGTTAAGAATCGAGATGTGTTCCTGTACCTTGGTAAGAAACAACACGATGAGGTGGAGAAATACTTTACAGGAGTTGACCTATCTGGGAAGAACGCTGATTGGGAACAGTTGTTGACACTTACTCAACAAGGAATTATGCACTCTTATGTTTGTGCAACACCTGAAGGCTGGCCTTGTGGATACATTGTTGTCTTTAAAACCAAACACCCTATGCTTGGTTACGTAATGGTTCAAGAAATGTTGATGTACGTAGACCCAGATCACAGAGGAAAAGGGTTGGCTGGCAGAATGATGTCAACTGTAGAGAAAGAGTTTGAAGGTCAAGTAGATATGTTTATGTTCTCAATCAAACCAAACCCAAGTGCTATGTCTTCAATGGAAAAACAAGGGTTCGTTTTGTACGAACACGTATTTATGAAAAAGGGGAAATAACTATGGGTATAGCAACCGCTATTGTAGGTGCTGTCCTTGTTGCCTCTACTGTTAAACAGCGTAGAGAAGAAAAGAAAGCAGCTTCCGAAGTGCAACGGCAGAATCAAATTGCACAGCGAAGAGAGACAATCCGTTCTCAACGTGAACGTGTTATGGCGTTGCGTCAATCTCGTGTAGCTCAAGCATCTGCACTTGCAGCCGGGGTAAACTCTGGTATTGTGAGTGAATCTTCCGGGGCAATGGCTTCTGGGTTCTCTGGTGCAACAGCTTCGTACACATCACAGATGAATGCTAACCAAGCGTTTGCTGGTCAGATGGATCAGCTTGCACAACAGAACATTGACTCGTTGAATCGTCAAGTAGGGTTTGAATCAAGAGCAAGAGGTTACGGTGCTGTTGCTGGCCTTGCTTCACAAGCCTTCCCTTACGCCCGTGGATTTGATACATCAAGGAAATAAATGAATCCGTTCGATCAAGGACAAGTAGATCCAGCTATTGAGGCTTTATTTCTAGGCCAAGCTAATGCTGCCAACGCCAAAGACTATCTGAAAGAAGTTGGTGCAATCATTAGTGATAGAGGTACCGATCCAGAGCTTGCCAAACAGAAAGCTGTAAATGCTGGTGATGTGTACATTGAGAAAGAGGCAGAGCGTATGCTTCAATCTTTTTCTCTTGATGTTGACACAGCCCGGTCTATGGGTGAGCGTCTTGGCAAAGGCGAGTACGAAGACAGCGTATCTGGTATGTACAACCAACTGGCTAACGCTGAAGAACAAGCAGTTGGTAAAGAGGTAATCAAGAAAGAGTTGGAAAAAGACACCAACCTTTCAAGGTACGAAATGCACATGAACCTTGCTCGTAATGCTGTAGTGTCCAGTCAAGAAAACCAAGGGTTATTGGCAAACGTAGGACAAGCAGCCGAGTTCTTGTTCTCACCAGCTTACGGCACAACCGTAGTAAACTCTGTACGTGCTGTGTTCCCTGAAGCCGGAGACATCACTGACTACGCCAACATGGGCCAAGTGATTGATTACGCTGCCCAACAGATTGTAAACGCAGAGTCACCAGAAGAAGCAGAACGGTTAACTCGTGCTTTGATTGGTGAGTTCCGTTCTCGTGCTGGCGATCTTACAGACAATGCTTACGCCCTTGAGTCTATGCTGGATGACTTGGATCTTCGAGTAAAGACAAGGGCCAAAGGAGATGTCAACACAATTCGTAACTTTGTTGACGATGTGTTTGGTATTCTTGAGTACGTAGGGTTGGGCGGTACAGCACGAACTGTAGCAAAAGGGGTAGGGAAAAAGGTAATTGACAACCTTGGTATCGAGATGGTACAAGGCTCCCCTGCTCAAATTGCTTCGTTGACAGAAGAAGGACAACGCCGACTGTTCGACAGCATGGATGACATCGACAGGATGTTTGAGATCGGTACTCGTGCTGAAGATGTTACAGGTTCTTTGATCCTACCTAAGACATCACCAGTGCCTCCAAGCAGCGCACCTTACACTTACCCTTTGCTGGACGAAGCAAGCCAACAGGCACTCACTGAGGTGTCTCGCAAGGCCGTTGCTATTCAAACCTTTGGTGTGCGCCTTCACGACACAGTGATTAACCCTGTGGAAGACGGTATTGAATACAGCATGAGGTTGGGTACAAAGAACGGTAAGCCATTCAAGAACGCTGAACGCCTTGAACGTGAGCTTGATTTGTTCGGCATGCCTAAAGGATCCTACGAGATTGAAAAGGTAGAAGGTGGTTTCATTGCTTCTATCAAAGGCAAAGACACATACTCAAACGACACACTGCTGCCAATGTCAGAGCTTGACATCAAAGGTGGCCGGTGGGCTGCACGGCGTCGGTGTCAGCGTGGTAAACGCCCTGAGCGAATGGCTCGAAGCCGACGTCTATCGCGACGGCAAACACTATCATTTCGAGTGCGCCCGCGGTGTCGCGCAAGGACCGGTACAGGAAATTGGCCCGGCCAACAAACGCGGGACAAAAATATCCTTCAAGCCCGATGAAGAGATATTCGGCGATACGGAATTCGCATACGACACGCTGCTCAAGAGAATCCGGGAGCTGGCCTATCTCAACGGAGGACTGCGAATTGCCTTCAGAGATGACAGAAACGACAAGAAAGAGGTGTTCAAATTCGATGAGGGGATCAAGGCATTCGTCCGCCATCTCAACGAGGGCAAAGAAACGCTTCACAAAGACGCGATCTA